AACTGATTAACGCTACCTTTGAGGTTGTGGGCGCAGACCCATCAAGTGGTAACTTTGAAGGCCGCTTAATTTACCAGTCCACGACTGACACAATTAAGGTTTATGCAAACAGTGCTTGGCGCTCGCTACCACACACCATTGTTTCAGGTGGTGGTGCAGGTATTGCTGAAGCCCTTACCGTATCTGAATCAAACGGCACAGTTACCCTTACTCTTGCTGTTGCTGATACTGATAGTGCGGGTCTATTACCAGCCGCAATGTGGCAGATGCTCACAGATGCAACCTCAGATGCAACTGCAAGCAAACTTGTCAAGCGAGATGCCTCTGGTAACGCAAAAGTTGCCGACCCAACAGATGCCGCACACATTGCCACCAAGGGTTATGTTGATGCCGCTCGTCAAGGTCTTGATGTCAAAGATTCAGTAAGGGTCGCCTCCGTTGCTCCAGTGGCAATCGCTTCGGCTCTTGAAGCAGGCGACGTAATTGACGGAGTCACACTTGTTGCTGGTGATCGTGTTCTCCTCAAAGACCAGAGCACAGCATCTGAAAACGGTATTTATGTAGCGGTTGCTTCTGGTGCCGCCTCTCGCGCAACTGATGCCAATACATCAGCAAAAGTTACGACAGGAATGTTTACCTTCGTTGCTGAAGGTACAGTAAACGGAGACAACGGTTTTGTTCTTACAACAAACGACACGATTACTCTTGGAACAACAGGGTTAACCTTTGTTCAGTTCTCAGGTGCTGGTCAAGTCATTGCTGGCGATGGTCTCACAAAGAGCGGAAATACGCTTGATGTGGTTGGTACAACAAACCGTATTACAGTTAATGCTGATTCTGTAGACATTTCTGCAAACTATGTTGGTCAGTCTTCAATTACAACCCTCGGGACAATTACCACAGGTGTTTGGAATGGTACAGACGTTGCTGTTGCAGACGGTGGTACTGGTGCAAGTGATGCAGCAACTGCTCGTACAAACCTTGGTATTAAAACCAGCGCTGGTGCAGTTACAACAACTACCTCAGCACTTGCCCGTATTGCTAAACAGGGTTGTGCCGCAAGCAGTACAGGTGTTTCAACTACCACTGTTACCCACAACTTTAATACAACCGATGTAAACGTGCAGATTTATGAAGTATCAACTGGTGCTACGGTAATTGGAGATGTGACCCGTTCTAACGCAGACACCCTGTCAGTTGTTCTGTACGGTACGATTTCGGCTAACGATTACACCATCGTTGTAGTAGGTTAATAGCAAATAGACCTTGCGGGGTCACAACATAGGAAGCGATTGAGGTCGTGGCACAGAAATTTACAGTACCTATTACTGTCAAGCAGTTAACATCTGCTGGTTCTGAGGCTATAACCGTATTTGTTGACGCTGACACATATGCTCGCTTAAAGATTGAAGCAGGCGGTCGCCTTACTTGGGGCCCTGGTTCTGGTAATGGGGATGTAAACCTTTACCGTGATGGTGCTGATGTTCTTCGCACCGATGACACTTTTAAAACACCAACTCTATTTGTAGACAACATTGAGATTGACCCAACAGGTGCGACTACTGACCAAGTTCTTAAGTTTGATGGTACTAAGTTTGTTTCCGCCTCAGCATCCTTTGGTGGTGGTGGTGCAAGCCTAGAAGTTTCTGCTACCGCACCCGCTTCTCCATCAGAAGGAGATCTTTGGTTTAACTCAACAACACTAGAAACTTACATTTATTACGATAGCCATTGGCTACAAGCAAGTGGCGAACCAGACCTCGTAGAAGACCTTACTGACCTTTCTGATGTTCTGTTTACCGTCCCTGTTAGCGGTCAATTCCTAAAGTTTGATGGAACTCGTTGGGTAAACGGAACCATCCCAACGATTAATACCTTAGATGACATTGGTGACGTTTCTGCTTCTGTGGCATCCGCTGGGCAATTCTTGAAGTGGAATGGTACGGCTTGGGTTCCTGAAACAATTATTGGTGGCGCAACTATCTCTGATACAGCCCCCGCAGCACCATTGGCTGGTCAACTTTGGTTTGACTCTACGGTTGGCAAGACATTTGTTTACTATGACTCTCAATGGATTGAGGTTGGTGGTGTAGGTACGGGCGCACGAATGGTGTCTAGTTCTTCCGCCCCCGCATCCCCACTTGAAGGAAGTATGTGGTTTGATACCGATACCGCACAAACCTTTGTTTATTACGATTCTTCGTGGATTGAAATTGGTGCATCGGGTGTAACCGCCAGTGTGCAAGATTCCGCCCCAGCATCACCTGTTTCTGGGCAGATATGGTTCAACTCACTCACAGGTGGAACTTATGTCTATTACGGAACAAACTGGATTGAAGTTGGCGCTTCTCCATTTAGCGCCCTTGTCAATACCATCAACGCCAAGGGTGACCTGCTTGTCGGAACTGCCGATAACACCATTGGTGGTCTTACAGCAGGTTCGGCTGGTCAGGTTCTTACAGTAGATTCTTCTACAGCAACTGGTCTAAAATGGGCTACTCCAGTTTCAACAGGTAAAGCAATCGCAATGTCAATAGTTTTCGGAGGCTAAAATGGCAGCACCAAATATCGTCAACGTAACAACCATCTTAGGTAAAACTGCTGTACAGCAAGTTACCACTTCGGCTACCGCCATTGTCACAAATGCAGCAGCAAGTAACAAGGTGCTTAAGGTCAATGCCTTGTACATAGCAAACGTTGATGGGACCAATAATGCTGATATAACCGTTGCTCTCTACCGTTCTTCCGCCTCTATTTCTTATGAAATTGCCCACACGGTTTTAGTTCCAGCCGATGCAACACTTGATGTCATTAGTAAATCTATTTATTTAGAAGAAGGTGATGATTTGCGCCTCACCGCTTCTGCTAACTCCGACCTTGAAGCAGTATGTAGTTATGAGGAGATTAGTTAGTGCGTTCTAATGGTGGCATTATTGGTCCAAAGAAAACAGTAAGCACTTCTGCTGCTTCTGGTGTTTGGGCTACTCGTGATGTACAAAGAGAAAGGGGTGCAAGCAGTTGGCCCGTCAATGTACCACCAACTGTTCAATATTTAGTAATAGCAGGTGGAGCAGGTGGAGGTGGAGCAGGTGGCGACTGGAATGGCGGTGGCGGTGGTGCTGGTGGTTATCGCTCATCTGTTACTGGTGAATCAACAGGTGGTGGTGGAACTTTAGAAAGCCAACTGGCGGTAAGCGCAGGCGTTTCATACACAATCACAATCGGTGGTGGTGGTGGAGTAAACACTAACGGTTCTAACTCTGTGTTTAGCACCATCACTTCTACTGGCGGTGGTGCTGGTGGTACTAGCACTAATGGTGGTTCTTCTGGCGGTTCGGGTGGTGGTGGTAGCGGTCATATAAATAGTGCTAATTACCCTGGAGGTGCAGGAACTGCTAATCAAGGTAGGGCAGGTGGTAGTGCTAGTTTTGTTGAGGCTGGTGGTGGTGGTGGGGCATCAACGGTTGGCGGCACCAGTAATGGTGGCGCAGGTGTTGCTTCATCCATAACTGGAACTTCAGTAACTCGCGCAGGTGGTGGTGGAGGTAGCAACCGTTTTGGTGGTGGTACAGGTGGCGCAGGCGGTGGCGGTCAGGGCGCTGATAGTAGCAATGCTGTAGCGGGTACCGTGAACACTGGCAGTGGCGGCGGAGGTGCTCGTGCGGGTGCTGGTAGTGGTGCTAGTGGTGGTTCAGGAATAGTTATTATCCGTTATCTAGATTCGTTCAATCTTGCAACAACAACTACTGGTTCCCCAACTGTAGCAACCACAGGTGGCTACAGGATATATACTTTTACTGCTACAGGCAGCATAACCTTCTAAGGAGAAATTAACATGGCACATTTTGCAGAAATTGGCGAAGACAATATTGTATTGCGAGTCATCGTGGTATCTAATGACGATTGCAAAGACGCAGAGGGCGATGAATCAGAGGCCGTAGGCGCTGAGTTCTGTCGTAACCTGTTGGGCGGAACGTGGAAGCAGACCTCGTACAACGGCAACATGCGTGCTCGTTACGCAGGTATTGGCTACACCTACAACTCTGCTTTGGACGCATACATTGCCCCTAAGCCTTTCCCTTCTTGGACTCTTAACGAAGAAACCACTGAATGGGAAGCACCAGTTGCTCGCCCAGCAGAGGGCGTGTACAGTTGGAACGAAACTGATCAGGAGTGGGTAGAAGTAGAAATTCCAGCGTAATAGTAAATGTCCCTTACTTTTCCCGCCTCTCCAAGCGTTGGTGATACCTATTCTGTAGGTGCACGTACTTGGACATGGTCAGGAACAATTTGGGACATTACAGGAACTGTTGCTGCGGCTGGTTCTATCGGCACAACCGAATTAGCCGATAGTGCTATAACCACTGCGAAGATTGCTGCTGGAGCAGTTGCAGAAGCAGACATTGCCGCCAATGCTGTTACTCAAGCAAAACTTGCATCCACTTTGAGTGGTGTCACTATCTGTACTTCTTCAACAAGGCCAGGTTCACCTTTTACAGGGCAAACTATCTTTGAGACAGACACAAACTTGATGAAAGTGTATTTGTCTACGGGTTGGAGTAGCGGAACATCCCATTCAAACACTTTAAGTGTTGAATACATTGTTGTTGCTGGCGGTGGTTCTGGAGGAAACGGTGATGGCAGCGGCTATGAATCAGGTGGAGGCGGCGCTGGAGGCTATCGCACAAACGTAACAGGAGCAACATCTGGTGGTGGTGCCAGTGCAGAAGCGTCACTCGCTATAAGCGTAGGAACATACACAGTCACGATTGGTGGCGGAGGCTCAAACTCAAACGGCTCAAACTCTGTATTCAATGCAATAACGTCTCTTGGTGGTGGTAAGGGTGGACAATATAGCACTGGTTCTGTTGGCGGTTCGGGCGGCGGTGGTTCTCATGCATCTTTTGCTGGAGGTGCTGGAACTACGGGTCAGGGTTATGCTGGCGGAACACCGCCATCAAATAGTTTGGGTTACGGCGGTGGTGGCGCAGGTGCGGTAGGTACTCGCGCAGGTGGCGCTGGTCAAAGCAGTTCTATAACGGGTTCTGCTGTTACCTATGCGGGTGGCGGAGGTGGAGGTGGTGGAAACGGCACAAACAATGCTGGTGGTGCTGGAGGTGGCGGTCGTGGTGGAGTAACACTGAATAATACGGATGCTATTGCTGGCACTGCAAACACAGGTGGCGGGGGCGGCGGTGCATATGCATCAGGTGGACAAGGCGCTGCTGGTGGAGCAGGTATTGTAATCGTTCGTTACCTCACAGCAGACGCTTCAGGAAGAACCATTACTGGCGGTACAGCGACAACTTCAGGTTCCTACACAGTTAGAACATTCACAGCATCGGGAAGTTTGGTTATCGCATAATGGCTCATTTTGCTCAAATCATCCTTCCAGCAATGATAGTATTATGGTTGTAAAGCCCATTTGGAGATAACCAATGACAACTAGACGAATATTGATTCGTAGGGACACGGCGGCGGCTTGGACTGCGGCTAACCCAACTCTTGCCTCTGGTGAACTGGGTGGCGAAACAGATACAGGTAAACTCAAACTTGGTAATGGCTCTACCGCATGGAACAGCCTTGCCTACCAAGGTGGCGTTACTTCGGTAAACGGCAATACGGGTGTAGTTACTGGGTTGGCGACAACTGCCGCTCCAACTTTTACGGGAACCGTAGTGCTCCCGTCTACCACGTCTATTGGTGATGTCTCTGCTACAGAGATTAGTTATCTTGATGGCGTAACTTCGGCTCTTCAAACTCAGGTCAACGCAAAAGCCCCTACCAACAATGCTTCGTTTACGGGCACCTTTAGCGCTCCATCTGGTACTATCACATCCACCATGTTGGCTGATGGTACGATTGTGGACGCAGATATTAATGCTTCGGCGGCTATTGCCTATAGTAAGTTAAACCTTGGGACATCTATTGTTAATGCTGATATTGCATCTGGTGCGGCTATAGCAACGACAAAGATTACTGGCTGGGAAGACGACCAAATAGTTTTAAATAACAGAATCTTTGCATAGGAGACATCATGGCAACATTTAGTAAAACAATTCTTAGTGGATCAACTGACGGTAGGGGTATTCTTGTTGCCGCTACCTCTAGTCCAGGAACAACAATACATACTGGTTCGGCAACCGCAGCAACACTGCATGAAGTTTGGTTGTATGCACAGAACTACGACACAACAGATCGTAAACTCACCATCCAGTGGGGTGGAACAACTGCTGGAACTGACGACATTGAATACACCGTAAAAGCCGAAAATGGTCTCTACTTAATTGCCCCTGGACTCCTGATTAAAGGTAATGCAACACCCCTTATTGTTCGTGCATTTGCGGCAACAGGAACGGCAATTGTCATTCACGGGTACGTCAACGTAATTGCGTAGGCTCTAACTACATGAGCCGTATTGACTATGCAATGAGCGGTGGTCGCTCCGTTAGTGCTGGCGCTCTTAACCCACGTACAAGACGAGGTCCTACTGCTCAAGCCGCTGCATATTGGGCTGGTGGTGGACCGTCACTTATACTATTTGAGTATTTGGTTATTGGCGGCGGTAATGCTGGCGGTGGCGGTGGTTTAGGAATATTCGGCGGTGGTGCAGGTGGTGGTT